ATTTGTAACCAGCAATTGGCTCATAACGAAAAAAATACATTCGTCCCAATCTCATATCTTTTATTCTTCTTCCACCACTCTGCATCATTTTTAAAGAACGATAATCAAGTCCTTGCTCTAACGCATAATCGTGATACCATGATCTTGACATTTCACTTCGTTCAATGATACCAGACTTCTTAGCTGTTTTATGAGCCTTTTGAAAAAATGTTTCTTCTTGTAAAAAACTTATATGTTGTTGAAGATTCTTTTCTAGTCTTTTTATATTAACAACTTTTTTTGCAACATCTGGTGCTATTTCGATTGCTTTTACTGTTGCGTGTGTTAATGTTTTCTGCTTTACGTTTGGAAACCCTATTGGAACTAGAACTCTTTGATACCAAGCAGATTCTGTCTTTGTTAATCTATCAGCAGCACCCTGAAATCCCTTAACTTTTGGAATATCTGAAAACTTAGTAAGACGACCCACTATAAAAGCTCTACTCATTGCTTTAAATATTTTTCTTATTCCCGGATATTTTGCTCCAAGACTCAATGAGTTTAGTATTGTCTTATCAACTTTTTTGCTTAACAATGCTGTGCTTGTTATTGTTGCCATTTCTATTATATTTATAAGGTTTTCTTGGAATATCCAACTCTTTTTCTGTTAAAATAACAAATTGCATACCACGTTTTTCAGCCCATTTGCGAGCAGCCTTCCATTTACTCTGATTTGTCATAAATCGTTTCAAGTCATTCTTGTATTTAACAGAGATTCTCTTTCTCTGTTTTGGTGGCCGACATTGACTTGCTGGTTTCACTTCAATAATATACTTCTTAATCTCTCCCTCTGGATTCTGTATCTTGACATAAAAATCGACAAAGTATCGTCTGGTTTTCTTCTCAATCTGGTTATAGTATGGAATAATGACATTCTCTGAAGCCCACTCTAATACAGATGGATGTCTATCAAGATACTTCATGTACTTGAGCTCCCATGATGATCTGTACACAACTTCTTGCAAATCTGCCACATATTTTGCTTTATTATGTACTTTATATTTGCCAACGTGCTTCTTAAAATTCATATTAGATGTATAAATATAGTGTGTTACTAGTATTTATAACGGAGAATCAATGAACATCAACGACATCAAATCAAATATTGCAAAAACTGGTCTAGCACGACCAAACTTATTTCGTGTTAAAATCAATAGAGCAAAAAGTGGTGGCGAATCACTTAGTATGAATTGTTTTCAAGCACAAATTCCGGGTACAAACATACTAACAACAGATAGAGATATTGGTTTACGTCAAATGTCTTATCAACGTGCGTATGCAGATATGATGATGGGATTCTACTGTAGTGGTGATTTAAAAGAATTACGTTTTTTTCAAAATTGGATGCACAGCATAGTAAATCCAAAAAATAATCACATGGGATATTATAGTTCAAGTGCTCAATCAGGTGGAGAGCCTGGATACACATCAGAAGTTATAATCGAACAACTGATGCGTGATGCAGTAGATGCGGGAACAAAAGAAACTGGATCACATTTTAATGTTGAAAATAAAATTGCAGCTCGTTGGACATTGGAAGAAGCATTCCCAAAACAAGTTGATCCCGTTCAATTAGATTATGGAACTAACGATACATACATGGCAGTCACAATCACAATGACATTTAGAAAATTCACAGCTAATTACAATCCAATGCAAGGTGGAAACGAAGGACTAAGTGAATACGATAGAGAACTTGGAAGAAAAGATTGGGAATGGATTGACCCAACAACAGGAGCATACAAACCAAACAAATATGGAACCTGGAGCAACGCAAGATTATTTTGATATCATTAACATCATTTTATATAGGAGTGAAATGAAATGGGATTACCAACAATTACAGTACCACAATATAAATTAACAGTTCCATCAACAGGAAAAGAAATCAAGTACAGACCTTTTCTTGTTAAAGAAGAAAAGATACTTTTGTTAGCTATGGAAAGTGATGATGCAGCTGACATGGTAAATGCAACCAAAGAAATAATTAATGCTTGTACTTATGGTGAATTTGATGCAAATCACAGTCCTGTATTTGATATTGAATATATTTTTCTTCAATTAAGAGGCAAAGCAAAGGGTGAAGTCATTGATTTAAAATATAAATGTCCAAAATGTGAAGGAGAAATAGAATTAAATATTGATATTAATAAAGTAAAAGTTGAGATAGATAAAGAACATACAAAAGATATTAAATTAAAAGATGATCTTGGTTTTATGATGAAATATCCTGACATTGAAATGCAAACAGAATTTCAAAAAATGACTGAAGAAAAAGGTAATGTTGAAAGTATGTTTGAATCAATTATAAGATGTATTGATTTTATCTATGACGCAGAAGCTACATATCCAGGAAAAGATCATTCAAAAGAAGAACTATTAGCTTTTATTGAATCTTTAACTGATGAATATTTTAAAAAGATAACATTTTTTTTCGACACACTACCAGCATTAAAACATAAAACAGCATTACATTGTAAGAATAAAATTAAAGGAAAAGGAAAAGAACCAAAAGTATGCAATCATAAAGAAGATGTAGAATTGGAGGGACTCGCATCTTTTTTCGCATAGCCCTTTGTCACGAAACACTAGCGAATTATATGACTACTAATTTCCATATGATGCAACATCACCAATATTCATTGACAGAATTAGAAAATATGATTCCGTGGGAAAGGGAGATTTATACTGGTTTATTAGTTAAACATATGGAAGAAGAAAACCAACGAGCAAAACAACAACAAGGATAGACACATGGCCAGACCAATCAAAATGCATGAAGATACTCTCTTTAAAGTAATGACAAAATCTTTAAAGCCATTGGAAAAAACTATGTCCAATGTGAGTAAAGCATTAACATCTCAAACTGTCGAAAACAAACTTGAGGGTAAACGTGCAGAAAAACTCAAATCAGATAATGAGAAAAAACAAACTGGTCTGCTTGGTGCTATTTCAGATGCATTAAGAGAACGAAAAGAAAATCAAAAAATAGATTCTAGTGGTAAATCTTCTGGAATGGGCAAAGGTCTTTTTGATTTTCTAAAAAATCATTGGGGAAAAATTCTTGCTGGATTAGGTATCGCTGGTGCATTAACTTTAAGCGCACAAGATATAATGACAGCTATAAATTCTCTTGAAACACTTATGACTAAAGAATTTTGGGAGAAACATGGTGGTTGGATTGCAGGTGGTTTAATAGCAACACTTACTCTTGCTTCATGGGCTCCAGTCGCGACAGTTATTGGTGGTGCTATATTTAAATATCTTCTCACAAAAAAACTACTAGAGAGCTTTGGAAAAAACCTACTAGCACAAGCAGGTGTACAAACGGCTCTTAACACAATACCAAATGTTGGCAACAAAAATGTCAACGCACATACTCAAGCTCTAAAAGACAATAAAAAATTTGACGCAGCCAAGAAAAAAACAAAAATACCAAAACCAACTACACTTGGAAAAATGGCAGGTATAGGTAGACTTTTGCCAGTTCTTGGAGTTGGTGGGGCAGTTCTTGGTTGGGCAGCTGCTGCAGCAACAGTTTATGCAGCTGGTGATTCTATTAAGAAAGGTTTTTTTAGTGATGAAATGGCTGGAAAAGATTTTGGTGATAAAGTTCTTAAATCTCTTGATACTTTTGTTAATACAATGACAGGTGGTTTAATAGAAGAAGGAGCTACTGCAAAATTAATAACTGACATAACACAAGGCATAAAAGATGGTGCTGCTTCTCTGACAAAAGGAATAATCAAAGCATATAACAGCACAGAAAAATGGGTGAAAAAAACCACAGCTAATATAACAACAAAAGCAAATAAAATAATAGACGGCATCAAAAGTACAACATTAGAAGATGCTGTTAAAACTGGTCAGCAGGGGGGTGGAAGTACTTTTCGTAGTAAAACCACACATCCAGGTGGGAAAGATGATAAGTTTGTACCAAAAAATAGTGATCCTATAAATCGTATGGGTACACCACAAGAAGAAAAGAAAAAGGGTGGAATTGGTAATTGGTTAGGTAATTTATTTGGACTTGATAAAACTTCTGCACCAGCAGCACCTACTTCCCATAGAATAGGGGGAAGTAAAACTTCAGCAGCAGCTGTTAAACATAAACCAATTAGTGATGATGGTGGTACTACTAATATGAAAGGTGTTGAATGGAATAAATTAAGTTCCGATGGTCGAAAGGGAGTAGAAGGTGCAATTTGGAGTATCTATAGTAAATATGGAAAAACACCAACTTTTGTTAGTGGTTTAAGGGATGAAAACCATAAATTATATAATCCAAATTCACAGCATGCTTATGGAATGGCATTTGATTTAAGATCAAAAAATTTAGGTGTTGCACTTGATCCAATTCGATCCGACCTATCACAAATGTTTGGAAAAAATGGTTGGTTTTTTCAACATGAAGTTGCAGGTCAGGCTAACTCAACAGGAACTAAAGCCACAGGAGATCATTTTCATATCCATAAAAAATCAATTGCAGCTGCAACAGGATGGCATGGTTATGTAAATGATGAAACATGGTTTAAAACTGGAGAGGCTGGATCAGAAAGAGTAGATATAACTCCTATGAATAGTCCTGCAAGTAAAATGAATAATATGAACAGACTACAAAGTGAACTGGCGACGTCCGCAGGTGGATCATCGCCAGTTACTGTTATTAATCAAAATACTTCTAATTCAAGCAACAATCAAACAGCTGCCCTCATTCCACAACAAGTTCGTAGTAAACAATATACTACTTAGTCTTGTTCTGCTAACTTCTTGAAATAGTCCAGAGTATCATCAGTCTTTTCTCCAGAAGCAACTGGATCACCAGTACTCTCCTCGATATTACCAACGAACTCAGATGAACCATCACCATGATCTATACGAGCAATTACTGTATTGAAACGAGCCTCAAGTTCTGCATACTGCTTGAAGTTCTTTTCTTCAATAATTTCGTTTAGAGGATACTGTTGTCCCCAAACTTCTTCCATCTTCTTCTCATCTTCAGAAAGAGGACAAACATCAGTAAACTCAGATTTGTCATAGTTTGGAAAACCATCTACTTGACGCATCTTGATTTTAAAGTTTGCACCTTCCCAAAAGTCAAAAGGATTTAATGGAGTTTCATCTTGAAACTCTGGATTCATAACACCAGTAATCTTCTCAAAGATTTTCTTACCATATCGAAAGAGCATTACTTTTCCAACATTCTCTGGATTAGCTGCATCTTCCACAATATAGATGTTTGAATAATAGTTGAGTTTACGTCTGCGTTCTCTAGCAATGTTCTTATCAGAATCAACACCAGAGTTCCACAAAGCTGTGTTAGCTTTTGAAACAGGATCATCTTTACCAAGAGTGGTTAAAGAGTTCTCAATGTACCATCCACCGGGACCTTTGAAGCCGTGTGTCCAAATACGAACCCATGGTACATCTTCATTTACTGCGGCAGGGAGAAAACGAATTACTGCATAACCGTTACCGGTCTTATCACGTTCCAGTTTCCAGATTCGATCATCTTCATACGAGGGTTTTTCTGCGAGTTTCTCAACTTGCTTAGAGAGATTCTGCAAGTTAGACATACGATTCTTCTTCATTTCTTTAAAACTAGCCATACTTATTACTCCTTATTACGTTATATTATTTTATTACTTAGTATCATCATGTATCTGCTTCCATGACTTCAGTATGAAATCATTCCCAACCCCTTTGCCCAAATTGACCATTCATCCTTTCTTTATATTGGAAGCTTTCCAGATTTTTTCAACATATTGAGGTTCTGGGCCTCAACTTCTATTTTATCTTTAATGGATTGGTTCAACATTTTTGCCATTACTTCTGGTTCTAGTTCAGAAGTGTCTGCATAATGTAAAACTGCCTCCATGTAAGATATTTCTTTAACTTTTACTACTTCTTCAATCTTTAAATTTAAATCAATAGTCATAATTAATTATCACACTCCACCTGACAATCTGGATTCTTAATCCATTTACCATCAACATCTTTAACAAAGAGTGGATTCTTAATCCACTTACCATCAGCATCTTGTACTAATGTCGGAATTGTATCTGATACTATCTTTGGTTTTTTCACTTCATCTTTCTTCTTGATATTTATAATCTCATCATTTCGTAAAACTGTATCTGGTAATGTAATGTTCATAGCTTCTCCTTAATAGACTGATTTAACACTATCACATAAACCAAGTTTCTTTGCTTCAGTTGCACTCAACCAA